CATCAGTATAAAGTCTACGACCAGAGCCTTTAGGTTTTTTACCTGTTCCTACTTTTGGATCTTTTCTTTTTACCATTACCTAAAACTTTCTTTAATGTTTTAGCTTGTCCTGCATGTAGTTTAGAAGCTTTTTTTAAACCTTTAATAACCTTTTTAACTTTTGCTCTATTCCCTGTTTTCACTTCTATCTCCTTAAATTTTATCTAGCACGACCACCAGAACGTCTACGGAGAGCACCACCACGACTACGTGTTTTAGTCATCATACGACCACCTCCCATACGACTACGTGTTTTAGTCATCATACGACCACCACCCATACGTTTTTTCATCTTACTTCCTTTTTTGCTTCTTCCTTTTGCCATTGGATTTCTCCTCCTTTGCATATAAGTTATTAAAAGTAATATTAGGATTCATATAA